ATCTTGTCTGAGCAAGTAGCTCCGCTTCGCTTCTTCGTATCTGGTGTTGAAGCTGAGTAAGAGCAATCTTAGCTTGATCCAGCTGGGCCTTAGCCGCTGCCTGCTGCTGCGTAGTTTGAGCTTTAGCCATATCTGACTGAGCCTTAATTGATAATCCCTGAAGCTTGGCTTGCTCAAGGGCCATTTGCGACTGAGTCTTCATTTGCTCATTCTGAGCTTTTGCCTGAAGCATTTGCATCTGAAGCTCAAATTGCTTCTCTTGTGCTTGCTGCTGTGCCTGGGCGGCCTGCGCTGCTTCCGGTCCTGGCTCAGGAGGTGTCCTTGGACCAATCTGGAAATCGTCCATTTCTTGATCAATAGATTTGCCCCATTTAGAAAGCAGCTTATTGAGTGGCCCAGTGTCAGATGTGGCGTCAGCATGTTTACTAAATTCGGGCATAGCCACGCTCATCACCTGAGCCATGTTTGCAGATTCTCGCTCCTTGTTTGGCTTGCGAACACTGTTAGCCGTAACATGGCATTCAACTTCCCTGACAGTTTCCTCAACTGAAGAGTTAGTTATAAATTTTTCCCAAAGCTGCGATTCAGTTTGTCCTAAAACAACCGCAACATCTTTTGGCTCAATTGACCACCTAGCAACCATTTTTTCCTGTCTTGCGCACTGCTCCATCCAATGCTCAACTTGTTTGGCCATGTGGTCTGGCCGAATGTTCATTTGAGCGCGTTTGGTTTCGGCGTCAGCCGCGCTTCGGCTTTGTTGAGCCGTCATGCCATACAAAAGCTCCGACAGCCCAACTCGTTTCTCGAATAGTTCCGTGAGCATTGTTATGACTTGCCACATGTCTGCTTTCATTTGTGGTTGTTGGACCCACTGAACGACTTTGTTTATGTCTCCATATATTTCCTTGACCGGGAAAACGGTCATGTCTTGACCCTTTTTTAGCCATTTCTCCACATCTTTCTGTGCGCTTTGAAGCACCGCGATAAAATCCCTGCTTGATGACCACGTTCTATTTACTATGTGAGAAACCAAAACATTAAGAGTAATGAGTTCGCCCAGCCCAGGCTCCAGCGGAGCTATAGGCCAAGCAGAACTCTGAGGATCCTTGTCGGGCACCCTGTGCCAATAATCAAGACAAACAACAGGCCATCTGTCGTCTTTCCAGAATGGATACTCCCATTCCATTAACTTCTTTATTTCTTCTGAAGACGCTTTTCCTACCTTTTCTGGGGGAGCATTAAGAGGATAGGGCACGTTTGGAGCAACAACTATACGAACGTAATCGCCAACTTTTTCAAACGAATCATGATACTCACTTCTTAATCCAGCAAGCCTGTGACCAGCCCCAGCCTTAGACCATATCTCATAGTAGGTAATGGTGTCATGTGTTTTACCCATTGCGCGATCATTGTTACCTAAATCCTGCGTGTATCTTTCTCCAAAGCTGCTTCGTCTTTCGTAAGTTGCCGCAGAATGAAGCTTACCCTTTAAGTCAAACTTTCTTTCGACATACCAGACGGGCTGAGTTCTTTTTACCGCCATCCACCAACATTCATTAGGTCCAAGTCCCGTTGCGTCAGGGTCAAGAAATAAGTCATCTACAGAAATGTAACTGCACCCAGAAAGCTTAACTTTACTACCCGGCATCGTGTAAGATTCTGGCATTAAGCAACCGCGCCCCTTAACAAGAGATTCAGTAATTGCCTTCATGGCAGCAGTTTCAAGCCCGCCGCCGGGCTGCTCTTTGGGAGTGTAATTCAACCACTCCTGCATAAGGGACGCCCGTATAGACCTTTCATTGTTTTTGAATTGCTCTTGCTGCGAAGCAGACTCAAATGCCAGCTGCGCTTGCTGCTGTTGATTCAACTGCTGCTGGATTTGCTGCATCTGATTATTTAGCTGCTGAACCTGAGCCTGCGCTTGCTGAGCTTGCGGATTCTGTGCCATGAACATTTGCTGAACTTGCTCTGGTGGAATCCCCTGTTGCTGCGCTTGCTGCATCTGCTGCTGCATTGGAGCCATTGCCTGCTGAGCTGCCTGCTGGGCTTGCTGCATCTGTTGCTGAATCTGCTGCATCTGTTGCTGCAAATGACTTTGAAGTGTAGGGTTAATCCCATAAAGGTCAGGCATTATAGGGACGTGTTTTCTGGGAGTAAGAAGCCTTTCTGGATTTTGCCAATACAAAGTCGGGCCATAAATAGATACAAGCTCAAATGCTTTATTAAGTGTTACATGGAAATTAGGTGATACATCAGTGCCAAGAAATTTTCTGCGAAAATCAGGCTCCCACATAAAAGATACGGATGCCTGGAAGAATGCGGTGCATTGTTCGGCCACTTCATTAAAATGACTTTTAGCCTGTTTTGCCAATTCTATTTTAGACAGCCATCCAGTAGTAATCTGTCGAAGAGCATCTTCGAGCTTTGCCTTTGAAGCCGGCTTTGCATTTTCGGTAGTACTAATCATTTACCTGCCCCGAGTAATTCTTCTGGAAGCTCTCCATTTAATAAATGAGGAAATTTCCTCAATACAGCATTAACCCGTTGGTGGGTCATTCCAGCGCCTATTTTATCTGCCACTAACTGTGCCCTACCGGGAACATCCCCTAATTCTCGGGAAAACTTAATTATCCTCATCTCATCTTCATCTGGATCAGAAATAACGTCAGTGTCAATTGTCATGCTTTTTTCGGCCTCAATTCTAGCGCGCTCTCTTTTTACTTCCCGTTCATGCTCTTCTCTTGAAATTCTTTCTTCATACTGCCCAATCAAATCCCAAGCGCCCCACCTACGAACACCTTCTGGCGCAGTTTCGTGGTCAGGGTGATTTACATGCTTTACGTTAAGCCAAACATCTCTTTTCCCAGTCGGGCTAAGAGTGCAAAGGGTAATAGATTGATCGCTAAATCGCTGAACAACCGTAGCAGCAAACGGAGACTGGTTTGTGTCTCCGTGAGGATACCAAACAAGGTTTTCTCCAACGCATGGCGCTTTCGGAAGATTATTCATAGCAACTCCTTGGGGTTAGCGGGCGGCACCAGGGCCAATTTTCATGACGGCATCATCTTCGTCGGATCCGTCCCTGTCTTTTTTAAATTTCTGAAACTCTTTCCACGCAGGGGATGGCATGGCTAAAGCTGTATCTGGTTCAATATACTCTGGTTCGGTACTTAAGTAGTAGCGCAAACAGTCCATCAAGTGATCCTTTTGCCTCGGAGCGGGCTTTTCAGCAACTTCCTGCCTTCTAATTCCCCCGCTTTTCTTGTAATCACTTATTTCCATAAAGAAATTTGGGGTAGTATCCATAACTACCATAAGCTCAGTAGTGCCATCTCCGCGAACATTCATTGATTCTCGAACACGAGCACAACCTGCTTCCACATTGTCGGCACCAAAAGAAAATGCACTGCCTGTTTCCACGGACCTCAATCCGTGTCTAGCAAATGCCTCGCTGTATATGTGGTGCGTTGTCTCTCCTGCGCCACGCCCCCAGCCGGTTTGCCTAGCAGCACGTTGGTCAATCACATAAGACTGAAAAACTTGCGACCCAGCCTTTCTAACAATTGCTTTTGCTGCCTCATCTGCACTATGCCTGTGTAAATAAAGCTCGTCATATACAACGTAAAACCTTCCAGAGTACTCGCTGTCTGGCGGAGTTGCGCCAAAAAGAACAGCAGTAGTTGCATGACCTGGATCAAGAACTAAATCCCTTCTCCAATTAGACGGGGGGCGACCGTTATTTGCCCTTAAGGCAGACGCTATTTTTTTTATCTTAGAATTAGATTCATTTGGCCCAACGCCCTGCAGGCTTATGCCGTGTACATCTTTAGAGAAACCTGGATACATAAGTATGTGCCCAACGACATAATCGCCGCGATCCCTTGCCGCTAAGACATCTTCGCCGTGTGAAGACCACCGCTTAAGCATCTTTTCTTTTTCGCGGCGGTGAATAAACTGGTTCTCAGAAAACCTTATCTGAAACTCTTCTATATCAGGCTTCTCAAGTTCTTTTTCGTGTTCTGCCCGCTTAGACAACATCATCAACGCATGGTTGTGACTGTATGGCTGGGCAAGCCAAAGAAGGATTCCACCTTTACGAAGACGAGATTGCCACTCTTCAACATGGTCTGGGTTTTCAATGTCTTCGTCAATGCAAATAATGTTTGGTTCGTCACCACGCTTTGCAGCAACGGAGGTACTAGAAAACGCACGGATAACGGTTCCGTTTTTTAATACACATCTTTTGAATTGCTTTGCCCCTTTATTTTCCCACGCCCACTGAGTGTGGTCTATTAGCCTGTGAGGAATTAGCTGCGGAACTGACTCCATTTCACCTGACCGAGCAACATCTTCTTCATTCCATGGTTGAAATATCCTGTATTGATTTGTCTTTTTGTCTTTAATCATTTTCATGCCTGACATGTCAGTAAACAAATATCTATGTATTGTTTCACCAACATGATCCCAACCAAACCCAATGACCCATATCAAAAGCGGGCCTTTAGGATATTTGCAGGGAAGCTCATCACCATTTCTTCCAATAACGGGAATTCCCGTTGCGGCTGATGCAAGCTCAGCAAACCCAGCACACGATTTACCTGAACCTGCACCGCCGCGAAGTATCTTTTCACTAGCCAGCGATTGATGAAATGCCTCAATTTTATCGCTTCTTGGGCGATAGATGCGAAGAGCGTCCTTCTTCCTCTGCGCTCTTTCCACGGACAAAGCCTTAATTCTTTCGTCGATGTCACCCAGTTGTCCCATTTTTTATTTCCTTGAATTCCTCTGACGGATCCTCCATGTCCACCACCCTTAGCCCAGAAGCATCGACAAGTTGATTAAGTAATTGAGGCTCACCGGAAAGCCTTGCCAGCATAAGACGAGAAAGTTCCTCCTCGATTTCCTTGTCGTCTAGGTCTTCAATATCAGGCGCACTGTCTCGATACTTTGTCGAAAGCTCCATTAGCCGAACAAGTCCATTCATGGCATCAATTGCCGTTTTACTCCCAGGGTTATCGTCAACTAATGACGTAAGAACCTTGTGGTGCATATCAACTATCTTGTCAAGACTTCCAAATTTTTCAATAAGCTTTGCGCAATATTCCGCAACATGAGGAGCATCTACATGAGTTCCCCTGAGCATCGCGGTAAACTCAGACAAAGCCGACTGCAACCTTTTCTTCTTAGACTCCGACCTTTTTATTTTTGAAATCTCTTTATTGCATTTATTGCACCAAGTCTTATTAGGCCCCCTTCCAAAACTATTGCGAGATTTTTCCATCCCGCACTTAGCGCATATCTTATGCCGCTTTGCAATTGAAGCATTAGAACTCAACTTGAAGCCTCCACGCTTTTATTTGCAGTGGCCCACCAAAACGAACTTCCCTCGCAACTTACCTTATCTTTTCCAATAACTTCATGCACAGCCTCCAGGCTTGCCGCATAATTTTCATGATCATGCTGTGTTCCGCAAACAACACCGCCTGGATTTAAAAGCCCAAACCATCTGCTTAGCAAGGAAGCCATACTAGAATACGTCCCGCAAGTGTTCTC